TGACGAATTATTCAATAAAAAAGAGTATTTTGTGCACTATAAGTTCCTTCCAGGTCTTGGATTTTACGGTTTTGGGCTAATTCACATGATCGGAGGGCTTACTAAGTCAGCTACATCAGTTTTACGTCAATTAATTGACGCTGGAACGCTAAGTAACCTACCAGCTGGGTTTAAAGCACGTGGTATGCGTGTACAAGGGGAAGATGAACCTCTAAGACCAGGAGAATTTAGGGATGTTGACGTTCCAGGAGGCACAATCCGTGATGCATTGATGCCTTTACCTTATAAAGAGCCTAGTAGCGTATTAAGTCAGTTATTAGGTGTAATTATTGAGTCTGGAAGACGATTTGCCAGCATAGCAGACATGCAAGTAGGTGATATTGGTAGTCAACAACTACCTGTAGGCACAACTGTAGCTATGTTAGAGCGTGGTACTAAGGTTATGAGTGCTATTCATAAACGTTTACACTTTGCTCAGAAAAAAGAGTTTAGGTTATTAGCTAGTATCTTTAGTAAAAGCTTACCACCTGTGTATCCTTATGATGTTCCAGGTGCTAGTAGAGAAATTAAAGCTACAGACTTTGATGACAGAGTAGATATTATACCAGTAAGCGATCCTAACATATTTAGTATGGCTCAAAGGGTAATGTTAGCTCAACAAGAATTACAAATGGCACAGGCAGCACCGCAAATACATGATTTACGAGAAGCCTATAAGCGTATGTATGAAGCTCTAGAGGTAAAAAATATAGATGCTATATTACCACCTGCAGCTCAAATTCCTCCACGTGACCCAGTAAGTGAACAACAAGCAGCAATGACAGGTCAACCTATTAAAGCTTTTGAGTTCCAGAACCATGATGCCTATATCTCAGCCCACAGCTCATTCTTACAAAACCCAATGATGGCTCAGAATCAGCAAGCACAATTAGCAATTAGTGCTAACATACAAGAGCATCAGGCAATGTTATACAAACAACAAATAGAACAAGTACTAGGGCAACAGTTGCCAGAACTTGGTGCAGAAATACCACCGCAAGTTATGAATGAGTTAGCTTTACTCGCAGCTCAAGCAACACAAGTGGTGACAGGTCAGGCACAAGCTATGGCTCAAGCACAAGCTAATGCACAAATTGATCCTATCGTACAACTAAAAGAACAAGAAATAGCACAAAAAGCACAAAGTGATGCTTTACGAAGTCAGGTAGATTTAGCTAAAATAGAATCTAACGAAGCTATAGCAGAAATGAAAATAGCTCAAGACAGAGAAGAAGCTATAATGAAAGAAAAAGATAATATTCGTAAATCATATACAGAATTATTAAAAGATGTCAGAACTTCTGACACTCAAAACAGAGGAGTATAATAATGCCAGGAATGAATAGAGGTAGAAAAACTATCAAAAAAATGAAGCCTAAAAAAAGTGTCAAAAAAATGACCAAAGGCGGAAAAGCTAAAAAACGAGGTTAAGATGTTTAAGAAATACACAGTAAAAGAACCTAAAAGAATAGACTTATCAAAGCCAGTCACTATGGGAGCTATCTTGAATAAGAAAGTTTTCGGTGAAGGCAAAGGTAAAGCTAGAGGTGGCGGAGCAGCCACTAAAGGTTTAAGTTACAATATTTCTCCTAGTGGAAAGGAGTAATTATGGCTAAGAAACCAGGACTATGGGCTAACATCCACGCTAAACGTGAGCGTATAAAAAAGGGCTCAGGTGAACGTATGCGTAAAAAAGGTGAGAAAGGTGCACCTACCGAAGCTCAAATAAAAGCAGCACAAGGTAAAAAAGATGGCGGACTAATTGGTGGTCAAACTAAATTAGATAAAAACAGAGACGGCAAAATATCTGGAGCTGATTTTAAAATGATGAACCATGGCGGAGAAGTCATGTGTAAAGGCAACGGTATAGCTACTAAAACAAAATCTACTAAACTAAGATAAAATAGTTATAATACATTACAATGGCAACACCACGAAGAGGTAAAGCAAAAGTCAAAGTAACTAAGTCTGGTAAAAAGGTTAGTTACGGACAAGCAGGAAAAGCCAAAGATGGTAAAAGAAGAGTTAGACCAGGAACATCCAAAGGTGACTCTTATTGTGCTAGAAGTTTAGGTATTAAAAAGAGGCTATCGAAAAAGAAACAAAACGATCCGAACACTCCTAATAACTTATCAAGAAAAAGATGGAAGTGTTCTGGTGCTAAATCAAGAAGAAAAGCTAAGAAAAAATAGTATAAATGGTAGATAAGTTAAGGAAGTTAATTGCAGAAAGAAAAGAGCAATTAACAGAAACACTCGCTAATGGCGGAGTGCAAGATTTTGAAAGTTATCAAAAAATCGTAGGCGAAATATCAGGTCTGTCGTTTACGGAATTCTTAATCAGAGACCTGCTCAAGGATAGAGAAGAATGAAAGAAGTAAAATCATTTGGTAAAGGTGGCGAACCAATACCTAACACAGTGGAACGATTCACTGAACCCAATGTTGAGATCCCTAAAGAAGAAGAACAAAAGTTTACACCTGAAAGTGTAACTGAAGACGAATCTCTTAAGACTCAGCTTCCTACCCCCACAGGTTACAGAATTATGATCTTACCATTTAGTCGCAAACAAAAGACTAAAGGTGGGATATATTTAGCAGATTCAACATTAGAAAAAGAACGTATTGGTACTAATGTTGGGTATGTAGTTTCACTTGGTCCAGATGCTTATAAAGATAAAAACAAGTTCCCAGAGGGTGCTTGGTGTAAGGAAAAAGACTGGGTGATTTTTGGCAGGTACGCAGGAGCACGAATCAAAATTGATGGTGGTGACTTGCGTTTATTAAACGATGATGATATTTTAGCTGTAGTACAAAACCCAGAAGACGTAGTCACAGCTTAATATAATCACGCAACTATAAGGAGTAAACATGGCAGAAGAAGCTGTGCAACAACAAGAAGAACAGGAAGAATTAACAGAAGTTGAACTTCCTGAGACTGAAGAAGATCAGTCAGAAGAAGTTCCTGAAGAGGAAGAAAAACCTAAGAAGGAAGAAGCAAAAAAAGAGCCTGATGAAATAGAAGACTATAGCGAATCGGTTAAAAAACGTATAGCTAAGTTGACCTATAAAGTTAGGGAATCTGAAAGAAGAGAGACAGCAGCACTAGATTATGCTAAATCTGTTCAAGAAGAATTAAATAAAACCAAAAATAAACTTTCAAAAACTGATCAGAACCTATATGATGAGTATAAAGGTAGAGTATCTTCTGAACTTAGTTCAGCTCAAGACCGATATAAGAAGGCATATGAAAGTGGCGACACAGACGCCATGATTCAAGCTCAACAAGACTTAGCTAAGTTGGCAGTTGAGGAAGAAAGCCTAAAAAGAGTCAGAGCTAAACAGCCAGAAGAAACTGAACAGCCTGAAGAGAATGTTGAAGAGATTGTAAATAAAAATGTACAGCCTCAACAACAAGCTCCTCAAGTTGAACCAGATCCTAAAGCTCAGGAGTGGGCTAAAAAGAATGACTGGTTTGGTTCTGATGTAGCTATGACTACTAGTGCTTTTGCTTTTCATAGGCAATTAGTAGAGCAAGAAGGTTACGATCCAACTTCTGATGATTACTACACAGAAGTGGATAAAAGAATGGCAGAAGCTTTTCCTCATAAATTAGGACAAGCTCAACAGAACAAGGTGAACGAGGTTGTAGCAGGATCAAGTAGAGGATCTACTACTGCAAGAACACGGTCACGTAGAAAAGTACAACTCACACCGAGTCAAGTTTCAATAGCGAAACGATTAGGTGTGCCACTAGAAGAATATGCTAAGCATATCAAGGAGTAAAAAATGGTAGATGAAACTAAAACTACTAAATCAGATCGAACCTCCAGATCTGCAGAAAGTCGAGAAAAAACTTCTCGCCTAAAACCATGGAGTCCACCGTCTTTATTAGACGCACCCACCCCACCAGAGGGCTATGTATACAGATGGATACGAGAGTCAATGGTAGGACAACAAGATCAAGCGAATATGTCAAAACGTATTCGTGAAGGTTGGGAACCTGTGAGAGCAGAAGACCACCCAGATTTTGAATCACCTACTGTTGAGGATGGTAAACACGCTGGAGTCATAGGAGTTGGTGGCTTAATCCTCGCAAAGATGCCAATCGAGACGATCGAAGAAAGAAGGCGATATTACGCCAGACTTGCTAACGATCAGATGGATGCAGTGGACAATAATCTTATGCGAGAGAGTAACCCTATCATGCCTATAGACAATCCGTCTAGGTCATCTAAGGTTACTTTTGGAAGCGGAGGTTCTAAAGGCTAGTACTTTAGAACTATATTTTGAACTTATATTAACAATAAAGGTGATATAAATGGCTAATGTAAATGATCCTAACGGATTTACACCAGCATACCATATGAGTGGTGGCACTATTAGACCTTCAGAGTTCGCAATCGCAAGTGGGGCATCAGGTGATATTTTTTCAGGTGATGTCGTGAAATTGACAAGTGGTTACGTTCTTCAAGGTGGTGCAACCGACGCTCCTCTAGGTGTGTTTTACGGTGTACAATACACAGGTACTCCAGTTTGGTCCAGAAAATGGCCAGATGGTACCGCAACACTAGGTTCTGCAGATGCTAAAGCATATGTATATGCTGATCCCGATATAGTCTATGAGGCACAGTACACAGGTACTCCTACTCAAGCAGACGTCGGTAAAGTACATACTATCTCTACAACTGCAGGTGATACTAACAACAACCGTTCTAAAGAAGGTGTGACTACTACTACTGCTAGTGGTATTGCTAAACAGGTTGGCTTCGTCGATAGACCAGACAACTCAATTGGGCAATATGCTAGAGGTTTATTCATATTCCCAGCTTCTGTATTCGGCAACGACTAAAAGGTGATATAAATGGCAATTAATAGAGCTCAACTAGTAAAAGAACTCGAACCAGGATTGAACGCACTTTTTGGTTTAGAGTACGATCGTTATGAGAACGAACATGCGGAAATTTTTGATACTGAGAATTCTGACAGAGCTTTCGAAGAGGAAGTAATGTTAGCTGGCTTTGCACAAGCTCCTGTAAAAGGGGAAGGTGCTTCAGTTAGTTATGACACAGCTCAAGAAACTTTCACATCTCGTTACACCCATGAAACTGTCGCTTTAGCCTTCTCATTGACAGAAGAAGCAATCGAAGATAACCTCTACGATAGCCTATCTTCTAGATATACAAGGGCTTTAGCACGTTCAATGGCTAACACCAAGCAGGTAAAAGCTG